TAAATGGATTATTGATCCATTTTCAAATTCAATTTTAATCTCTTTTTCCATAATAATCAACTTATAAGTTTAGTTTTCTCCTATTCCAAAGTTTTTACGGATAACGTCATTGATGACTCTCTTACGTTCCTCGGTATTCATACTTTTATAAGCATCTTTTTTACCGTCGATAGCGTTTTTACGAAGTGTAGAACCTAATTCAGTTTCTCCCATAGCTGCACCGTCGTAGTAGCTTTGCATTTCAAGTGAGTCGGGTATTTCGATAGCGATAGCCGTTTCAGTTAAACAATTATCGCTTACGGTACCGCGTAGTAATCGGATGGCGTGCATTGGTTGAAAACCGAGACGGCCACATTCGTACATAACTTCTAATGTTGTCATATTAGCAACATCGAAAACGGGTTTTGATTCTTTAGGTTCTTTGCTCATAATTATTCCATTTTCAAAACTTTAAGTTCATTATCCATATAAAAAACATAAGATTTAATTTCTATATTCCCATCTTTTTGTGCTGATCTAAATTTATGATAAATTACATATCCATCAGTAATTTCTTTATAATTTTTAGATGCTTTATCGTAAATTGGTTTGTATTCATTTACCTTATTATTATAAAATTTTAGGCTGTCATCTATTTGTCCAGGTATAAATAGTTTTTCTGGATCACCTTGCTCTTTTAAATATTCCCATGATTGTTTACTACGTTTATATTCAAAATATTTATCACTAATCGGTTTTCCAATTTCTGAGTCATCAAATTTAATAATATTTGGAATCAATTTACCAAATTCAACAGGGTCATAGCTTTTAAAATCATCTAAATTTTCTTTAAGATACTCTTTTACCGCTTTTTCAGCTGTATACTGACTTGTACAAGAATATAAACTTAAAAGAATAATTGCCAAAACCATAACTTTTTTCATACTTGATACTTTTTGATTGATTAATAATGACTGTAAAGATATATATTTTTAAGGAATAATAAAAAAAAACGCCCGAACTTCACAGCCCAAGACGTTTGTCGTTACTATTAACCAATAAACTAAAATTAAGACAGTCGAAGTATCATTTGCTCCAGCGCTCCGGCGCGTGCCGGTGTGAGGTGTGCGAGTAGTTGGGTTTCGGTGTGGAAGTTGATAACGGCCTGCTGTATTTCGGTGCGTGTTGCGCCTTGAAACAGCTCTTTTACAACGGTTATTATTCCACTCGGTATAGCTGCATTGCTTTGTCCGTAGATATGTGCTAAATCGTTAAGGTACGTGCAGCAGAAATAGGTTTGGCTTGTGCAACCTTGTATTTTGTTTTCGGGCACCACCATGTTTGCCGGCATGACTTGTAGTTCGTCCGATAAATGGATCAGGTAATCGAACTTATCGTTCCATTCACCCAGGTCATTGAATAGATCAATGAATTCTTGTTGTTTGTCGGATAGGTTCATTACAGTACATTTTTTTCGTCATTAAACAATGCAGTCCATCCGCTTCGGTCGTTGAATGTAACAGGATCCACCGGATAAATATCAGCCGGGAAAGTAATCAGTTTCATCAGTCCACACGCTTCGAGTTCTTCCTGATCAGCGCGCATCTGCTCTAATATTCCATTGATTATATTATCGCACTCATTCATCAATAATGCTTCGTTCAGGTTATCGTTGTTAGCAATGTTGTATTCGCGGGCAACGGTTATTCCTAGTTTCTCAGTCACTCCACCGGTAGCGATCGGATTGAACGAAAATTGTCCATACTCCACAAAAAGAACTACACCGGTAGAATTTTTCACGGTATCTTTTATATACTTATCGTTAGCACTTACTATAAATGTTCCAATTTCGGAAACTACATGTGTATCAGGTTGTGCCATTATTTCAGCCACAAGTTCGGAATAACCGGCATTACGGCTTATCTCCGGTTGCTGAAATAAATTACTCAAAACAGACTTAGGAACGAATTTGGAGTAATAGCGATAAATGCTAATGATATAGTCCTGATTAGTCATTGGATAGGCGATTTATATTTTTAATACTTAGTCCGGTGCGTTTGGCCAGTTCATCTTTGGTAATTCCAGAACCGAGCGCGTTATTTACCGAATCTTTAAGGGCTTTTACTTGCGCGTCGTAAAACTCGATCACGTTTTTATCCTGTACAAACGAATACCCTTCTTTTTCGAGGAAAAGCAATGTTTCGCTCATGCCCAGGTTTATTTTGCTTTCGTCGGGTTCGTCACCTTCAGCGCGATCGTACAAAACACTATACACCGGATGTTCACGGAAAAACTTCACTATTCCAGTGAACCAAAACATCACTCCAAACGGAATCTCTGCAGGCAGACGCAAAATAGCGCGGGTATTGAAACCGTACAACGTTTCCATTATTTTGCGCAAGCAGATAATTCGCACATAGTCTTTATCGGTTTGATCGAATGCTTGCAGTAAGTCCATGCAGTCGACGTACTGTTTAGCGGTTATATTGGTCTCTACGGTAACATCGCGGTTGAAATAAACCGGTGCACTGGCATCGAACGGATTGTGTTTAAAATCGTAGTTAGGCACGATCTTATTATCCTGAAGCGTAAAGGCGAAGGTGATATGTTCGGCCAACTGGATAAGATTGAATTCGATAATTTCCTGCGTATCGGCTCGATGCTGAAGAATTTCTTTGTATCGTTCGTTACGGAATATCATAAGCCACGCAAGGCGAATGAACCACATCGTACGAAACCAGAACCCACTTTTTTTAGCCGGTTTATACCCGGTAATTTTTAGCAGCATATTGAGCTGAAATTGGAATGGCGTAATTTCGAGTGCTAGCAGTCGTGCAAGTTCTTTAAACGCAAATGGAATTTGGTCGCCTTTCAAATCTTCCCAACATTCGGGAAGGTTGATAGTAATTCGTTTAAGTTTAATAGTTTTCATTGGTGGGTAGTTTCAAAAATGAATGGACTACATACTGCGGTACAAAAATGCTCAGCGGCTTGTAAAGCTCTTAGTACTTTTATTTCAGGAGAAACATCATTCATATCAATTGAATGTATTGCTCCTAATGCATATTCAACACCACATCCTACAGATGCAAAACCGTCGATATTTTCACCAACTTGAAAATCTTCATCAATTCGAAAAAGTCTGTTTTTATAGGCTACTAGAAAAGTTCCACCTTTTTCATCACCATCTTTCTGTTTCTGAATATATCCACCATCAGTAAAGCATTTACGTACTTCATTGATAAAATCAGTACACATATACTCATAAATATCTTTATCATTTATCACCGGTGGTTTGAATGAAAATCGAAGCAATTGAATCATTCGAAACGATGAGGTACATCCAATTACAAAATCACCATTTTTGAAAAGTTTTGTGTCTTTACGTGCCATAATAAGTGAACCTGCTACCCCTGCAGAATCGGCACCCATAATTACTACATCATTTTCTTTGTCCAAAAATCCTACAATACATGTCATAATAGTTTATTTTATTGGTTAGTTTATAGTTTAATATCCAAACGAATCACCCTCGCAAACACCCCGTGACTTATACACTTGTGTGGATGCTCTCCCTGAATTTTCTTCAGTGGCTTTGTTGGCAATATCAGTATCCAATACGCGCCAGTACGCATCGGCTTTAGCCTGAAAACGTGCACCTACTTTTTCGCGGATATACATATCGGCTTGTGAGGCGTGGTCCTTACTGAGTTCGTTGTTTATATCCCGGCGAATTGGTTCGGGCAAACAGTAGTAAGAAAGTACCGTACAAGCACGGGCAATGACTTCATAGCATACGGCGCGGGCAATCTCCGGCGTTTTTTCTTTTTGGTTACGACTGGCAACGCATTCCGTCCATACTTCTCGGATCAGTCCGGCAGCATTGAGCATGAAATATTCGTCGGATACGCCTATCCACTTTTTGAAATCGGCAACTTTTACCGGTATTTCGTTGAGTTCTTTGCGTTGGTCGGAATATTTCCAGTCGGCAAATTTAGCAGCGTTATCGTTTAGCAACTTAATCAATCGATTCATCCAGTACCATGCATCATTGATCAGTTTATTGTCGAGGTTTTCTTTCTGATACTTGTACAATGGTGCTTCGTCGTCGTTCTTTTTCTGCGTAATACCGTCGTTTCCAATGCGCGAAATAAGAAAGATAGTGTGTTCGTAAATGGCAAAATTGATAACTGCGAACTGCAAATAGTCTTTAGCCAACGCGTTTAACTCCACTTCTTCGCTTGCTTCTACTGCAGGAACTTCCGGTATATCACCATCGGCGGGTATAGCTGCAACAGCTTCCGTTTTAGCAGCCGTACCGTCGCATAGTTTATCGTATAGCGATTGTCCAATCAAATCGGCGATATCGGCACCGGCTTTTGTCATTGGGCTTTCGAGATTATCATAACTGAGCGTGACGTTGGCTCCCGAAAGTTTCGGTTTCATCTCAGTCGCAAAATTGGTGCGGGTAAATGGTATTTTTAGTGACATAGTCGTATGTTTTTATGTATAGACGCACGGCTATGCGTCTTTACTGATTATTATTTTACCGCTGGATCTGCAGTAGCTGTATTCGTCAATCGATCCTTCGGTGCAGTATCTTGCTGTTTGGCCGGTATATCAATCCAGAACCCAAATTTTAAACCTAAATCCTTTGCGTAAGGGAAATTAATATACATTGTCCGGTTCAGTTCTTTAAGGATGAAATGTTCGTCCCAGGTAAGCGAAGAAACATACAACAGGTAGTTGTAATACACATCAGCACCGGCAAGCGAAATAACACCATCTTTATCCACACCGGTGATTGCTCCCGGAAGACCCAACGCTGCCAATACAACCTGGTCGGAGCGTTTATCGTTACTGTTTATAGAATCGATAAACTCTTTGAACTTACCCGGCATTTCTTCAAACTTCCACGGATTTTCGCCCCATTGAGTGGTTGCATACAGTTTTCCCTGATTTTTACCCTCACCGCTCATCAGGCTAGTGATCCGGCGAAGTTCGCACGAAATCAAATCATCTACCATTGTTTCGAAAAAACGATATGGCTTACCGGAATCGTCTACAAGGCGTACACCGCGATATTCTGTTTGGGTTGGGGTATCCGGATCTTGCATCAGGTTATTATTACAAATACCCTCTAAAATCGTTTTTTGGTTCACGTACCAATCTCCCGGTATAATGACATGCACATGTGCGTTGAGCGCATTTTTGTAGTAGGAATTAGTATATTTTGGCGCAAGATTGGAAGATTTAATGTATTCCGAAGCACCTTTGAACCAATCATTGAAAGCATATACCCATTTGGTAAATGATTTTTCGGCATTGAAAGCAATTGCTACAGGGTATTTAGTAGGATTACGAGGGTCGAAACGCGGAAAAACATCGTATTGGTGCGATGAAATATACAACCAATCTCCAACAATAACGGATTGACAATCTTCCGATTTTATACGTTTATTAGTAAAATCACCAATAGCAGCCAGTCGAGCCTCATCGGCACCAACATAACTCAATGCATCAATAGAAGCGGGTGAACCGATACGACGGCCTTTGTTGAAGTTGTATTTTGAAGCGTATGTTTTTACAAAATAATAGTCGTAAATGATATTACGAACGTATTCAAACATTGAATTAAAGCCTTTATCTTCCCAACTATCAACCCATGCCTGAATACCTTTATCATACCATGGAACACGTACACGTCGTTTATTTTCGGGTTTATCGCCAACGACCTGCTCCTGAAACAAACGGGGTCCTTTACCAAATAAAAACTTAACTTGTTTTTGGATCAATTGCGGTATCAACTTATGTTCGCCAACAGTTGCTGCCACTTCCTGTGGATAAAGGTTATGTCCTTCTCCCCAAAACGGAATGGTATAATCGCCCAATCGCATCGTTACACGGTCAGTAGAATATTTACTGTACAGCGTTTGAAATTCGCGTGTAGTGATATTTTCACGCTCCGAAACGCCTTGTATCTCGAATGTCAATACATTTGATTGTGAACTTGCAATACCTCTGTTGGCACTTGTAAATTCAACTTTTACATCCTTTTCAGCAATTTTGTTCATATTTATTGATTAATTAATTTCAAAACCATTTTACAGTTAACCATTCGTTTGATGGTGGAAAAGCAATTTTTCGGATTAGTTTTTTGAAGCATTGCCGGGCTAATCCGGTTTCCATATCTTCGAAATACAAGTAGTGATCAGATACCACATTCAAGCCTTCATCTTTCATAGCCGGACGTAACCGGCAACTATCGTACTTTCGGATTTCTCCGTATTCATTTCGCTGCAAATCGCATGTAATAAATAGGATCGCGAACGTTGCACCTGATACTAATTTCAGATTTCGGATCCGAATAAAAGCATCGGCACCGCTTATTGTCTTTTCGGTAAATTCCATATACAAAAAAAGCCCACTTTCGTGAGCTTTCAAAGGACATAATCATGTTGTTAGGTGTGAATTATTATATCAGAAATTATTATTATCACAAATAAATGTAACATTTGATCAATACCGAAAATTATCCAATGATATTTATTAGCTGGATTTTTGAGTGTTGGAAACCAACCATTCATTCTACCTTTAAGAGTATCTATAAGGAAATGAGAAATCCATTCAAAAAGTACTAAATAAGCCCAGGTATTTGTAAAACCAATAATAAATGCAATTACTAATGACATCAGCATAGCATGAATTGATGCATGAACAAAAATTGGTGCTAATGGCTTACCTAGTTTTTTTGCACTCAACATCCAATCGGTAGATAAATGTGTATAATCTGCTAAAGTATGGCAGATGACTAAAAAGAATAAAATAATTGTTTGCATAATAGATCTGTTTTTAATTAATAATTTATTTATTTATGCAGAGTAATTCCCCGCTCCCATTGCTTTCGTTTGCTTCCGTTCTGAGTCGGGTAATAAGTAACTGAACTCACCCCAAATCAGGTACATCAGTGCTGATGATATCTGAGTAGAATAATATGCCTGATCTTTGTATTCAAGCAATTTCTCGGAGCTTTTATCAAGTTCGATTTTTCCTTCAGTACGTTTTATAGGCGAATGGTTGATACTCGAAATGGTTGCTTCGCATTCGTTTTCATCAATAAGGATATCCGATCGGTTTCCTTCGTTTTTCCCGAAAACTAAATTCAAAAGCCGGTAATGCTGCGAATAATAGATAGTCGGTTGCCCTAAACTCATCAGCGTAACGTTCCAACCTCGTTTTGTAAGCGCAATTTTCAACATCTGAGCATCTGTATCGTTCAAATCACCACTAGGCTTATAAAACTTACGGTAATGAGGGTCGCGCTGGTTAGCAGCTCGGTCGTAATGGAAAATAATCGACTTATTTCCGGTCATTCGCTGTGGCTTGAAAAAATTATCAAATTTTTCGGCCATTTCTTCGTGCTGATCAGGGTGAATCACCCACATATCCTTTATAACTCGGAATTCTTTCTTTTTCTTGTTATGTTGTGACACTTCAAGACTCGAAAACGGTCCCGGATCCAATCCAATGATCAGCGGTAAATTCTTATCCCAATATTTCAGATTTTTGCATGTATGATTGAATTTTTCATCGATAGACATCTGATCAATAGCATCGTATTTGTAACCATCCGAAAAAGTATGTTCTTTTCCAAACTTACCGAAAAAGCGATCTTTTACCTTGTGTTTTCGTACGGCCAGAATAGAAGTATTCAGCCGGTCCACATCCTTGATATTTTTAATCTGATTTTCGATATAATCGAGTCCCAAAATTTTAATATTTGAGAATGAAGAAGCACGCGCATAGAATGTTTGTCCACGTCGTATTTCTGTAAGACGTTTCGACCAACGTTCAATATAAAGGTTCAGTTTTTTTATCTTCTTTTCGTCTAGCTTATTTTCAGCAACAACGAGATCCGATTTTCGCAAATCAATTTCGTAGGCTATTTCCTGAATGCATTTAATCAATTCAGGGTTCATATTCTTTTCGTACTTCGTCCACCAATCCTCATCCGTTTCAAAGTTGGGGGTTGATGATATACCGGTAATACCCATAAAGTAATGAGAGTGCCCGAATTTGGAACGATCGGCGCGTAATGCAGGGATAATACGTTCGGTGAACTTATCTTCCGGTATACGCAACATTTCATCTACAAACAGGTGTGCAGCATTCTTGCCCAACATACTTTCAGGCCTATCGCATGATACAAACTGAATAACGCACCCATTCACAAATGAAATGGTATGCTTCCAGTTATCAATATACGTCACACATTTAGCGAAATGCTTAGGCGGTTCTTTGCCTATCTCGAAGTATACACCACGCTCGTAGTTCTCGTAGAAGTATTCCATCAGTCCCGGAAGAATATTATCCAGAATAGATTTGTATGTTGAAGCTGCCAGTACCAACACTGCACCCGGCATATCATTCTGTACACGATCGATACGAGGTGCGAGTATATGCGTTGTCTTACCTGATCCACGCCCTAATTCAGCAAATAAGAAAGTAGGGTCAGCCAACTTAATCATTATCTGCATAACGGATAGATATACCGTTAAGAATATATCTAGTGCATACTTACGCGTTTTCATACTCTGCCTCCTCTACATTCAATTCACGCGATACTTCACCCTTCAATCGGTCCTTATCGTTACTACTAATATCGAACTCATTAATTAACTTCAATGCTTTTTCGTATGTTGCCAGTACGCCTTGCTTAGTTACACCCA